TAGATTGTCAAAGTCGTAACTTTTGAAATCTGCATACTTGAAACTCTGGTATATTTTCTGCCAGTCTTCGGCTAATAAAAGTCTATTTTGTCTATCGGTTGCAGACATGATTACATTCCTCGGTTGATACTATATTTATGTATATTAAAATGTACGCACATTAAAGTATGGCGTTTGACTGATTGTCGAATTTCAAAGTCATTTGTTCACTGATGTTATATTCAATGTACGTAAGCTCTGCATATATTTGTATACCTGATTCGTATGCATCAACAACAATATTACTTGCATTTACTCTTGGATCATAATTTAGTATCTGTGTTACATTGTCAAGCACTGCTTTTTTAATTGAATCAGTCATTGGTTCAAAAAGTACGTCCCAGATAATTGTACCAAAGGTTGGATTCTCAAGTTTTTCGCCAATTCGAATATGAAAGTGATTTAATATATCTTGTTTGATTAGTTCTATATTTCTTAATTTAAAATTTTTGTCTTCAGGGTTGACTGTACTCAGCCCTTTGTAGCTTTTATCTACCAGAGGTTGATTCATAGTCTTAGGTGACGTAATTTTTAAATTTTTATAAAGATTTTTCTCTAATGTGCTCATATTGTATTTACCCTATTATTGTACGCCGGTTGGGAAGACATTTTGTGTTGCTGGTGACTGAGGAGCAGATTGTCCTTCAACTGCAACTAAAGGCAAATCAAACCCTGCAGGAATGTCCCAGTTTCGTCTAATCTGGTTAACATAAAGTCCTGTTTGGCCAGCAGGCCTAAAAATGCTAAAAGTACTTAATTTGAAATTATTTCCCTGATTCCCGCCGTATACTTTTATTTTGTTATTTGCAGGATCTATGCTGTGTACAAAACAGGCATGTCCTCTACTAGAGTTTTCCCTACGAGTCATCACACACAAATCGTATCTTCTAATTTTTGTATAATCTCGCCAATCAACAGGTTGTCCATAACGCAAATAAGATTGACTACCTACTCCAGGAACATTGTGTTCTTGTCCAGATTTCCAAAGTGCCCAAGTAACAAATGCACCACACCATGGATAACTTGCTCCGTCGTTTGGCATTCTTCCTCCTCCAGCAACTCCCCATGCTTCGGCAATAAGTGGATTTGGAGGAGTTCCTTTTTCGGTCCAATCTAATTGTAGATTGCTTTCTAACACAGACTGAATACTTGCATATGCTGTGCCTTCAGGTGCTGGATTTGCAGGAGGCTGTATTGGAGTTACTGCGCCGCCTACATTTGCAGAAAAGTCTCCTACACCTGCTAAATCATCAGGAGCGCCTGGAGTAAAACCTGGAGCGTTTACATCAACTGGAAGAAAATATCTATTTATTTCGGTTATTTCTAACGGCCTTGCTGGAGACGTTACTTCACTTGCTGGTATAACTATTTGACACATTATACAAATCCTTTGTTGCTTGGCACAGTTGCACGACCAAGTGCTATATACTCATCGATTTTAGTTCCATACCCGTCAGTACCTACTGCTTCGCTTTGACGCCATTTTCTAGCATCATTTGGTCCTTTTAGATGCGCTCCCATTAGTATTCCTGCAACTAAAGAAACACTATCGCCATCTCTAATCGCACGGTTATTTTTACAATATTTTAAATTTGCATTTGTGTATAAAATCATTGCATCTTCTTGACAATCGTTTTTGTTTGCAAGCCAATCTTCAACATTGTTTACACCATTTTTGCCTGTCCAGTTATTTGGATTTAAACGCAATCTAGTACTACCGCCCCTAACAGACATTTTTATGTAGCCACCTTCTTTTAGTGCATACCCGCCAAATTGATATTTGCCTGCAAAGCCAATACTATTTGTACAGTTATATTTCAGTCCACTTTCTCTAAAACCAAGAGCATTCAAGTAAGCAACAGTTTCTGCTTCACTAAATCCTTGTATCGCGCCTGCTGGAGCAGCACTTAGTGGACCATCGCTAGGACCGTTACATCCATAAGCGCCGCCTTCGCTGCCAGCTGCTGGATAATCCTGCTGCAATGCTGCTTTCGATACTTCAGCTGACTGTTCAGCTATTGCCTGTGTGCTTGGTAAGTTTAATGCTGTTGCACCACTTAATCCTGCTATTGTTTGAGCCACAGTATCTCCGCGATATGTTGCACTACTACGATATTTGTCAGCAATTTCTTGTGCAGCATCAGGATCAATTATTAGTGGATCTTCTTGTGTGTATTTTGGATTTTCTACAATTGCACCAAGTTCTGTGGCTGTAGCATTTATTGCGTTTCCTAATATTCTTAAATCATTTTCCAATGGATGACCAAATGCCGGATTTATATTAGGAGCAATTACAACCACACGATATCCAGCTTGTGTAAGATTTGCATAACCTTCTCTTAGATTTTGTTTGGCTTTTTCTACATCACCAATGTCGCCTACGCCAACTTGTATAATTGCATATTGCCCTGATGTTGCGTTTGGAAATGCAGCTGGATCACTTGCTACACTAGCATTTGTGTCAACTTCTGCCGATGAACTAACTGCTGGAGTTTGAGATCCTGTACCTACAGCAGCATAAGTATCAGGTAAAACATTTTGCAAGAACGAATTAACTTGTTGTTGGCCTGCTCTTGTTCTATCTGGAGTATACGAAGCTGGGTTAATATTTTCATGCTGCGGCCAAGGTTCGTGCTCTGGTATTCTTGCTGCTAGATTTGCTCTTACAGGCGGAACAGGCAAGAAAGGATTAGCAACTGGAGGCAAAGTTGCTGTGCGTGATTCTATTGATACACCTGCTGTTGCAGCTGGAGCAGAAGCACTATTCATATGTATTTGAGGAGCTGTTTGCTGTATGTTACCTACAGCCTTTAAACTTAATATACCTTCTGCTTTTACATTAACTGTGTTTGCTATACTTGAAAGATCCATTGATTCTTGTGCTGTTACTTTAACTGCGGCTGCGGTACTGTATAATTCTAATGTGTTTGCGGCTGTTATATATGTTTGCAATGCACTATTAAAGTGTGCTTGTCCGTCAACTTGATTATAACTGTTACCAAGTGCTTTCATATGATAATCACCATCTGTTGACACTTTCACAAAACTACATGCTTCAATTCCAATGCTTTCAGAGCTACCAATTGACAAGTGTTGTTGTCCTAAAACATCAAGTGTGCCTTTACTGGTAATTGAGACTTTGGTGTTTCCGTATAATGCAATTCCATCTTGTCCTGTTAAACTTACATTAGCACCTGCATTTAATGAAATTTCATTCTGTGCAGATACACCATAACTAGCACCTGCATCAATTGCAAGATCTTTGCCTGCACTAATATTCATATTTTCAATAGCAGTGAGATTTATATCTCTATCTGCTGTAAAGTTAATATCATTTTCACTGTGTACACTAACACTATCTTGTGCATACACATCTATTTTACCGTTGCTAGACATTTCAATCCAACTAGTGCCTTTACCGTTACTGATATAAATCAAATCTTCAGTGTTATGCAAAAGTATTTGATGTCCTGTGCGTGTTCTAATTCTAAACAATTCGTTTGCAGGTCTTGTAACATCTCCAGTATCTGTTGTTTTTTCAATATCGGCATATTCAAACGGTGTTGACTCAGGATGACCTTTTCTTAAAAATTTATCATCGCCGTCATCCATTACAATACTAGAACCGCCTAATCGTGCTTTATAAAATTCTGTTTCGTTTTCGCCGTGTTGATACAATGGAGCATTAGGACGTTTATCAAAAGGACCAGGTGTATTCATTCCAAATACTGTACTTGGAAGTTCTCTTCTTGCGCCGCTAGTAGTTAGTCCCCTAACATCGTCTGTTATTAATCCTGCACGATTTAGTCTTTCAATAAAATCTGTATTCACTGGCTTTAAATATTTTGTTGGTTGCGTTTCACCGTCTGGTGATGTAATAGCTTTATTATATTCGCCTACTGGTAGTTTTTGTCCTAGCTCGTTTAAGTAAGTTGAAGTACGTCCGTCAGGTACTGTAAAGTTTGTAAAAGCATCTGGTACACATGCCATCCAAAAACCAAAATCTTTTCTACCTTCAACAACTAACACAATTACCTTTGTTCCAATGTCAGGAGGAACTGCCCAAAAGCCGTAGCTTTGTTGCGAACTAGCAAATGTATTATCTGAGCCTGCTTGATGCAACGGAGTTTGTCCAGCAAAAGGGCTTGCATATTGACATTGTAAACTTTGTCCTATTTCATCCCAATCACTGCCATTAGCATTTGCTCTTAACAACGAAACATTTAGTCCGCCCATAAATGTTTGATCAAGATGCCCAATTACTCGTCCAATATATATTCCTGGTTCGGCTGGACGTGCGGCATTGTCGCTTTTTCTTGTAAACTCACTACGTATATTTTGCGGTTCGGGCATATTTAAAATCCTAAGTTCTTTGTTACTTGACTTACTTTTGTGTTAAATTGATTAGTTGCTGTGTTTACAGTATTACTAGCCTGTTTGATAAATCCAGGAATTTGTCCCGAACTTACACTACCAAGAAGCTGTTGTTGTGCTGCGGCAAATGATGTATTTAATCCTTGCGAAAATTGTTGTTGAGCTTGCTGGATTGCATTTCCTGATAGTCCTGATAACGAACCAAGTAAGGCATTTGTTGCTGGATTGGTACTAAGATTAGCAAATATTCCAGGTACTTGAGTAGTAATAGCACCAAGTGTACTATTTAAATTTGATGCAATTGTATTGACTTGACTAAAAGCACTGAAAATGTTTTCAGCAAGATTGGCTACCTCAGTTCCTGATAATATATTTTCAAAATTATTTACACCATTTTGAGTAAAGCCGGTTAGTAATTGTTGCTGTGCTTGCTGTAACATGTCTTGAGTTTGATTACTAGCAGCGGCTATCTGATTGTTAAGTTTTTGTATCACGAGATTTGGATTACCAAGTTTAGTAGCTTGGACAACTGAAGATGCTGCATTAACATCATCAAGAGATTGGTTTGGCATTCTCAATAGATTTAATTGTTGTGTAAACATTCCATTTGAAAATTCGTTCTTAAATGTTGTAACTTTGTATAATCCGCTAAAAGCACTAGCAGGATCAAGTGCTGTTAAATTTCCAAAAAAGTCAACTGCTGTTTTAAAACTTATAAGCACATAAACTTCGCCTCTTGTAAAATCTAGCTGTCCTTTAGATGTATATCCTGTTGCAGATCGATTGGGGTGATTATTTCCAATATCAACTTCGGTAAAATAAAAAGGATCGCCCCAAATTCTTAAATCTAGTGTAACATTATCAATATCACTGTTTAATACCATTTTATTAAAATGATTTGCAATACGTACTTTTGCCGAGTCGTCGCTGCTGCCTCCTTCGGGTGCAGTAGTTCCGCTGCCGATTGCAACATTAGCTGATGCAATTGCGCCTACTCCTTGAGGATTAGGTCCTCCGCCAACTGACGGGATTCGCTGTGCAACTTCTTCAGTGACTACTGGATTTCCAGAATTATGCTGTGTATCTTGGCCGCCTTGGCTACCAATACGTGACATTTCTTTATAAAACGCATTATTGATGCTAAAATTAAAATCAATAATATCAGTGTTTAATCCAGTATAGGTATAATTGTAGTGCTTGACTGCATCTTTAATTTGTGGAGAATAACTCTGTGAACTTGATTGGTTAGACAAGCGACTAATATGAATTTCATAAGGCGTAACAATATATTCAAATCGTGTTGCAGGCATACCTGTTTTTGCAATCATTCCAGTATCAATAATAGTAGTCTTTGAATGTATTTTAAACCAAGTTATAGTATTGCCTCTGCCCATTCTTTGTAAAAATTCTGCTTTTGATTTTCCCCATTCGCTACCAAGTAAAACGTTTTCAATAATCTTTTCAATTTTTTGTCCAGTGCCAAACTGAAATTCTCTTTGATCTTGGTCGTATGTCATTCCGGCTCTAGTTATAATTCTTGTTCCGTCATCTTTAACATTTACAGTAGTGTTATCAAATACTTTAAAAGGAATAGTTCCATAATCAAAAGCCGATGATGTAATAAGGGACTGTCCCATTTCGTTATCATTGGTGTTAATTACTGTGTTAGCAGGGCTAGTTGTTAGATTGGTTACAGCAGACGATTGCTCACTAATTGTCTTATTAATTAGATTATTAATTGATACATCTTCCAATGCAGTATCTAACCCAAGTGTAGATTCTAATGCCGAAATTCTATTTTGATATACTGTATTAATTTTGTCTCGATCTGAGGCTATATTTTCTTCAATACGATTAACTTTATCTCTAAGAGATTGTTCAAATCCGTTAGTTTGTGAACCACTCCATATACCACCGCCGCCTATGCTTTGATCAAATGAAGCAATTTCATAATCAGATGACAAGTTTGAACTTCCGGCTGTGCCGCTTTGTTGATTTCTTATAGAAATATCTTTTGGAAAATTAATTTCGTATTGATGCGGAACATAATTTGAATCAGCTTTTGCCATATCAGTTTGTATTTTATTTAGATAGGCTTCTAAACTATTTTCACCCCAACTTAGTACTTCACTTACACTTGCTCCTTGTAGTTTAGTTTCTGTTGGAATTTTTTCAACTTGATCAAAAAATGCTTGGTGATTCCACGGAATTGCAGTAACGTGATATGTTGATCCAGCGGCTGTAACATCAAAGGTTACATTAATTAGTTTTATTACTAGGTTAGTACTCGGCAATACCTGTGGATTATTATTATCATCAAATCCTTTAAACGTTCCTTGTAATAAAAAAGGAGCATTAAGATAACTCACACCTGTTCCAAGTGCTTGTTCGGCAGCAATACTCAATGTTTGAAAAAACAATCCAACACTTTGAGGTTCGGTAACTGTAAATTCTAATTTAATAGCATTACTAAAGCTAGTACCCGGATTAGGCGAAACTAGATAGTCAGTAATAACATTATCAATAAAAAATTCAACATTAGTGTTAGTTGCATCTTCAATTAAAGTTGTAACCGGTTTATCTGGAAAGCCTCCAGATTTAATAATTGGAACTGCTGGACCGTTTTCATAAGATTCAGGATAGGGTACTTGTCGAGGACTTAGAACTCCAAATACCCAGTTATAGTTATAAGTAGCAAAGTTATTTAGAGTATTCTCTAATGGCATTTAGGCTCCAAGTACTGAATCAAGTGTTGTTTTTTGTGGTAAACGAATAGTAGTTCCAGCAACAAAATCAAACACTGGATCTTTTATAGTATCTATGTTTCGTACTGCAAAAACCCACCATAATTTGGATGTACCGTATAGGTCATAAGAAAGCAAATCAGGTCTGTAAGTATATTGAGGCTGAATTGTATATGTGATGTCATTATCAAGTGCAGGAATATCTCTTTTTTGATAAAGATCTAAATAATCATTTCTTAATCTTGTTTCAGCATAAGGACTTGATGACGAATATTTAATCATTAAATAAACCCTCCTGGTTTTGTATTTCCAATATATTCACCATTTATAAACGACTCGAGATTAAAATCTTTTGTTGCTGTTCTACTGTATGCTGGAGTCACTGTTACGTTTAGTGTACTCAAAGTTGGTACATAACAGTGTTTTGATGCTGTTATATTTACTTCAGGTATTTCGCTTTGTAAATCCACTCCTGATGCAATCGGTACTTGTATATAATCAACTGCATTTGGCAAATCAAGGTTAAACATTTTAACAACTACTGGAGTTTCATCAAATACAAAATTACCGTACCCACTCAATGCAACACGAGGTGGCGGATGTCCTTGCAACGGTCCAGATCCATAAAACATTTTTGTAATACTGCGTAAAAAATGAACTGCGGCAATCCAATACTGACCATCAGCTTCGTTTTCTACAGGAAATTCTGCACTAATAGTAATATCTTCAATTCTACTTGATTCATACACATGATACGGATAGTTTGTATGCACAGGCTGTACTGTATCGTAGTTTGCCATGCTAGATAACAATATTTGCGGAGTTGTAGGAAAGACTAAACTAGAATTACTTGTTAATAATGGTTTTAGTATTGGAGAATCTTTAAAATAATTTGGAGATGCAGGTAAATGTATTCTTACACGCCAATCTTGAGAATTAGTATCTGAAGAAGCTGATAATTGTGCTGTTTGAGCAAAAGACTGTACCGGAGTTGCGCCAAAATTTAAATCAGTTCCTAATCTACCCTGACTAATATACTGAACAAAGTCAGCAGCATTGCCATTTGAAAATACCCGATTGATGTTTTGTACTGTATTAACAGCTTTTCCAATTGGAGTACTGCTAAAACTAGTTTTTAAACCGTTTACAACTGCGCCGCCAATAACTTTAAATAAACTCATGTGAATCTCCTGTATAGTATTTAGTTGACAAAATTAAGTACGTGTATTATAATAAATATAACATAGGAGAAAACATGGCAAGAAGAGTAAATTATCTCAACAATAAAGATATGTTGGCAGAGATACATAAATCAAAAAATACATTTGCTAGTTACGTTGACCCGTCAAATGCAGATTACGATATTATTTTGCCAAGTGTTGACAAAATTAATATACGTACTATTGCAGAAGCAAAACGTAATAAAGCAAAAAAACTAACAACTCGTCGATATGAGGCTGAAAAAGCAGCTGGCAAGAAAGTAAAGCAAGCTGATTGCGAAGTAAGCTATCAAAGTATTACAAAAGAAGAATTAATTTTTCGTATTATGACGTTTGATCATATACCCGAGGAACCGGGACGCAAGAAAAATCCAAAGACTATTGCAGATACAAAAACTAAACTGCCATTTCCGCCATATGTACACTATAAGTTTGACGACGAAGGCAATTTACAACTAGTTGGTAAATCTCACTGGGAAGGTGGCATGGAAAACGGACACTTTTCAAAACAACACGGCAAAGCAACAAATAAACTTGCTATGATGTGGATGAAACTTGTTGATCGCTATGCTACAAGAGGAAATGTTCGTGGTTATACTTACAACGACGAAATGAAAGGCCAAGCAATTCTACAACTTGCACAGATCGGCTTGCAGTTTGACGAATCCAAGTCTCAAAACCCATTTGCTTATTATACTGCGGCTGTAACTAACAGTTTTGTACGTGTTATCAACTTAGAAAAGCGGAATCAAAACATTAGAGACGATATTCTCGAAATGAACGACTTAAATCCTTCGCATACAAGGACACATTCCGGAGAATGGGAAGCTGCTCTTAAAAGAGAAGCAGAATCAACAAAAAAGTAATTGACAACTTAACTAAAATACCATATAATAGTATTCTACGATAGGAGTATTTCTTTGTTTAAAAAAGCTGCGGTCTTTACAGACATACACTTTGGATTAAAAGGTAATTCACGTATTCACAACCAAGATTGTGAGGATTACGTGGATTGGTTCATCCAGACAGCCAAGGAGAACGGGTGCGAAACTGCCTTGTTTACTGGTGATTGGAATCATAATCGCAATAGTCTAAATTTAACCACTATGGATGCCGGACTTCGGTGTCTCGAGAAGGTAGGTGCAGCATTTGACAAGTTTTATATGTTTGCAGGTAACCACGATTTGTATTATAAAGACAAACGTGATGTAAAGTCAACCGAGTTTGCTCGCCATATTCCTGGTGTTACTGTAATTGAAGACATATTTGTTGAAGACGATGTTGCATTAGTACCGTGGTTAGTAGGCGATGAATGGAAAAAGATGAAAGACATCCAAGCAAAATACTTGTTTGGACACTTTGAACTACCTAGCTTCTATATGAATGCAATGGTGCAGATGCCTGATCACGGCGAACTAAAGAGCGAGCATTTTGTAAACCAAGAGTATGTGTTTAGCGGACACTTCCACAAACGTCAAAAACAAGGCAAGGTGCATTACATTGGTAATGCATTTCCTCATAACTATGCCGATGCATGGGATGATGATCGCGGCATGATGATACTTGATAAAGAGAATAATGCAGAACCTGAATACATTAACTGGGTTGATTGTCCTAAGTATCGTACTGTTAAGCTATCGCAGCTAATTGACGAGAAAGATACGCTTCTCAAAAGCAGAATGTATCTAAGAGTTACACTCGACTTACCTGTAAGCTACGAAGAAGCAAGTTTCATTAAAGAAACATTTATAAACGACTACGATTGTAGAGAGATTACACTGATTCCTCACAAACAACTTGAAGAAATAAACACTGAACTCGATATTGCACAGTTTGAAAGTGTAGATCAAATTGTTTCAAACGAAATACTAGCAATTGATAGTGATAACTTCGATAAAGCAATGCTATTAGATATCTATAACGGATTAGAATGATAAAAATTAAAGACCTGACGGTAAAGAACTTCATGAGTGTGGGTAATGTTACCCAAGCAGTCGACTTTGACGAAGAGCAACTAACACTTGTGTTAGGCGAGAACTTAGATCAAGGCGGTGACGACACAGGATCACGTAACGGCACAGGCAAGACAACTATTATTAATGCGTTGTCGTATGCACTGTACGGCCAAGCACTAACAAACATCAAACGTAATAACTTAATTAACAAAACCAATAGCAAAGGTATGCTGGTTACTCTTAATTTTGAAAAAGCCGGTAATCAGTACCGTATTGAACGTGGTAGATCACCAAACATACTCAAGTTTTATGTTAACGAGAATGAACAAATTGACGAATTAGCTGATAATAGCCAAGGCGATAGTCGTAAAACACAGGAATCAATTAAAGACCTGCTAGACATGAGTCACGATATGTTTAAACATATTGTTGCACTTAATACCTACACCGAACCTTTCCTTAGTATGCGGACAAACGACCAAAGAGCTATTATCGAACAGCTTCTTGGCATTACAATACTAAGTGAAAAAGCAGCATTACTCAAAGATTCAGTTAAACTTACCAAAGATACCATTACAGAAGAAACTTTAAAGATTGAAGCTATACAAAAAGCAAACGAAGGTATCCAAAGTACTATTACTAACCTTGAAAAAACACAAAGAGCATGGAAAGCCAAGCAACGTACCGATGTTGATAGACTAACAAGTGCAATCGAACAACTTGAAAAGTTAGATATCGATAAAGAATTAGATGCACACGATAAACTAGCAAACTGGACTAAGCATAATAATGCTATTTCGTCACTAAAGAAAGAATTAGCTACATTAGAGCCTGCATTAGTACGTGCCGATAAGAGTGTTAGCAAATTAAACAAGGATATTGTTGAATTAAAGGATGCAACGTGCTATACTTGCGGACAAGAGCTTCATGCAGACAAAAAAGCCGAAATTGAGTCAAAGAAAGTAAAAGAACTTGAAGATGCAATAGCATATCAAAAAGAAATTACTCGAAAAGTAACAGATGTTACCATTGAACTAGACTTAATCGGTGATATCAATGGTAAGCCTACTACATTCTACGAAGCTGCTAAAGAAGCATACGAACATAGAAACAACGTAGATAACTTAAAGCAAACACTGCTAAGTAAAGAGCAAGAGACAGATCCATATCAGGCACAAATTAACGATTTAACAAACACAGCACTACAAGATATCAACTGGTCAACAGTTAACGAACTTACTAATGTAAAAGAACACCAAGACTTCTTGCTAAAGCTATTAACTAACAAAGATAGCTTCATTAGAAAGAAAATTATTGATCAGAACTTAGCATATCTTAACAATAGACTAACATATTACTTAGATAAACTCGGTTTACCACATCAAGTGGTATTCTTAAACGACTTAGCAGTTGAAATTACACAGCTAGGACAAGATCTTGACTTTGATAACCTGTCACGTGGTGAACGTAATAGGTTAATCCTTGGTCTTTCGTTTGCATTCCGTGATGTTTGGGAGAGTTTGTATCAGAGTATTAACTTATTGTTCATTGATGAGCTTATTGATAGCGGAATGGACACAGCAGGCGTAGAAAATAGCATAGGCGTACTTAAAAAGATGACTAGAGAGCGTAGTAAGAACATTTTCCTTATCTCTCACAAGGACGAGCTAGTTGGCAGAGTCAACAACGTTCTGAGAGTGGTAAAAGAAAACGGATTCACTAGTTATGCAACAGACATTGACATTGTAGAATGAACGATTTAGATACACATGACAAAATAGTGTTAGCAGTACTTGAATATTTTGAACTAAACGAAATATTCAACCACAGACCTGCAGAACTAAAGCGTAGGAAGGTACGTAAGAAGCTATCTGCGCTACGTGATTTGTGTACTGTAAGACGAGAAGAAATACTACAAGAACATATTAGGCATGTAAAAGACGGCAGAGCAAAAAATAATCCAAAAGAGGCACGTGAGGCACTAAAGAAGAAGTAACTACAGTATGAATTGGACATACAAAGGTAAAGAAATAACTGAAATACCAGACGAGTACGAAGGATTTGTTTATCTTATTACCAATTTAACTAACAATCAAAAGTACATAGGCAAAAAACTAGCAAAATTTAAAACTACCAAGCCACCACTTAAAGGCAAGAAGAATAAACGTAGAGGCTACAAAGAAAGCGACTGGCAAACTTACTGGGGATCTAGTGATAGACTTAACGCAGACGTAGCAGCACTAGGCGAAGACAAGTTTACAAGAGAAATACTATACCTATGTAAAGGTAGGGGCGAAATGTCCTACATAGAGGCAAGAGAACAGTTTGATAGGCGTGTACTTGAAACAGATGAATACTACA